CGTCAGTACTACGAACTGATCCAAGCTGTTGGATCTAACGGTCTGGTGAATCGTGACGCCCAAGGGTCTGCTCTGCAGTCCGGTCAGGGTATCATCGAGATCGCTGGTATCCAGATCTACAAGTCCATGAACATTCCGTTCCTGGGCAAATACGGTACCGCTTACGGCGGCACCACCGGTCAAACCTCTCCTGGTAACACCGGTTCTTTCGTGGGTGAGTCCCTGGAAGATGCCTCCGGTGCTTCTACTGGTATCAACAATGATTACGGTACTGCTGCTGAAGTCGGTAGCAAGTCCTGTGGTCTTATCTTCCAGAAAGAAGCCGCTGGTATGGTCGAAGCGATCGGTCCTCAGGTCCAAGTGACCAGTGGAGATGTGTCCGTCATTTACCAAGGTGACGTGATGCTCGGGCGTCTCGCCTGTGGCTGTGATTATCTGAATCCGGCTGCATCCGTTGAGCTGTATGTGGGTGCTTCTGCACCTTCCGCATTCTGATATTTATTTTGGGAGCCTCTTCGGGGGCTCCTTTTTTTTAATTCCTTATTGAGAATGAGAATCAATGTCATTTCCTACCACTAATGCAACACAGGAGCTTCCTGCAGTAAATCAAATTTTGCAGTCATGTGGTCAAGCGCCTGTTACTACCCTAGATCAAACCAACCCGGACGTTGCGATTGCCTATCAGACTTTACTTGAAGTCTCTAGGGAAGTACAGGCTGAGGGGTGGTCATTTAATAAGGAGTTTCATTATGATATGGCTCCTGACACTAATAACGAAATCCTTATCCCTAATAATATTTTGCAGATTGATCTAACCACCAATGCTGCTAACATGGATAAAGATGTAATCAGACGTAATGGTAAGCTTTACGATAAAGCTAATCATACCTATACGTTTACTGAGAAGGTAGAGTGTGATATCACCTGGTTGTTTGACTGGGTTGATCTCCCTGTGCCTATTGCTGACTTCATTACAGCCCGTGCCGCTACTACTGTTTCTAGTCGTATTGTCGGAGACGGTAATCAATACCAAATTCTGCTACAAAAAGAAGCCTTTACTAGAGCATCGGCAATGGAGTATGAGTGTAATCAGGGTGACTATACATACTTTGGTCATTCGGGTAACACTAATAGATATACAAGTTACAAACCGTACAACGCACTTTATCGATAAATGGTTGCAGTTACTCAACGGATCAATAGCTACCTTGGTGGCGTATCAAGACAATCAGATGACAAAATGTTGCCAGGGCAAGTCCGTGAGTGCTACAACGGATTTCCTGACGCAACATATGGTCTAACTAAACGACCAGGTTTTAAACATATCGTTAACCTGGGTACAGGTACCACTTATGATGATGGTAAGTGGTTCTATATTAAACGTGATGACGACGAAGAATACGTAGGTGTCATCAAAGGTAATGCAATTAGTATTTGGAACGCAGTTAGTGGTAACGCTTGTACTGTTACGTATGGTACTGGTGCTCAGGCATACCTGAGTGGTGCTAAGACAAACTACAAGATCATCACCGTACAAGATACTTCTATTGTTATTAATAGTAGTGTTACTGTAACTGCACAAGCAACCCCTACGTTTAATGCACACCGTGTGGCAAGTATTGAGGTTCAATATGTAACCTCTTCGACTACCTATTCAGTTGAGATTACAATTAACGGGTCAACTCAAACTGCTAGTTATACAACCCCTAGTTCTGCTGACGTTAATACAATTCTAACTCAATTAGAATCTGATATTAATGGCATGTCAGGTGATCACGCTCAACTAACAGTTACTAAACTTGCTAACTCTTTGGAGATTGTCAGTACCATTCATATGGACGTTCATGCCGAGGGTGGTCTTGATAACAAAGGTTTGACCGTTGTTGAGGATGAAGTAGCTAGTGTTGGAGAGTTGCCTGTTAAATCAGTACAGAATCGTACAGTTAAAATTATTAACACTAACTCTAGTGCTGATACATACTGGGCTAAGTTTGTAGCACATGATGGTGTGTCTGGTGAAGGTTATTGGGAGGAGACTAGAGACCCTGCTGTATCACCTGGTCTTAACAACGCTACCCTACCTCACGAACTTGTCAACACTGCAGTTAATACGTTTATTTTCCAAAAAATTACGTATGAGAATCGTCTTGTAGGTGATGACGAGACTAACTCACATCCTAGCTTTATTGACGAGAAGATTACTGCTGGATTCTTCCATAACAACAGGCTTGGTTTCTTGTCTAAGGACAACGTAATCATGAGTCAGTCTGGTGACTTCTATAACTTCTACTTCAAGTCAGCTCAGACTACTATTGATTCTGATCCTGTTGATATTAGCTGCTCTTCTATCAAACCTACTGCTCTACACGCTGCATTGCCTACGGCTCAGGGTGTGGTGCTGTTCTCTGAAAACCAACAGTTTTTGATGTTTGCTGACGCTGGTGTGCTTACACCTTCTCTGGCTACTGTCCGCGCACTCTCTAACTATGAGATGGATCGGAACATTGAACCTGTTGATGTAGGAACTAACCTTAACTTTATTACTAAGACACCAGGTTATTCTCGTGTGTTTAGTATGGTCACTAGGGGTCAGCAAGATAACCCCCAGGTGCTAGACTTGTCTAGGGTTGTGAAGGAATGGATTTCACCTGACGTTGATCAGATGATTTCTAGTCCACAGAACTCAATGATTGCAATGGCTGGTCAGTCCTTAAATGAGGTGTTTATCTTCCGTTATTATAGTGACGGTAAAGAGAACCTGATGGAGGCTTGGACTAGCTGGTTAATGCCTGGTACCGTGCAGTTCATCGCAACTCATTCAGATGATATGTATACTGTTACCAAACAAGGTAATCAGTTTGTACTGTCTAAAGCTGCACTCAGTCAAAGCCCTGAGCAAGCGATTATTGTTAACAACCAAGGTCAAAAGGTTAACCCTAGTGTAGACCTGTATGCAACTGCTTCTAGTGTTGTGTATGACTCATCTACCAAAGTCTCAAAGTGCTACCTACCTTACAACGATGTATCTTCTTTGACACCTATTATTGTCATCAAAGGTGATACAAGCTCTGGTTCATTTGTTGAATCAGGATTTACTATTACACCAGAACGCGGTAGTGACGGCACTGGTCCTTACTTTAGTGTAGCTAATAAAGACTTGAGTGGTGTTGCATCTGATGTTATTGTAGGTTTTAAATACAACTTTGATGTTGAGCTACCTAGAACTTACTACAGACCTGACCCTAAAATAACAGATTTTACTGCTAACCTTACCATTGCACGTATGAAGTTTGCTGTTGGTTTGTCTGGTATGATGAGCTTTAAGCTGCAGCAAACTGGTAGACGACCTTATGAGGTTGAGTTTACTGGTGATGGTTCTACCACTACCTATACGTTTAGCAAACGTGACTTGGATTATGTAGATAGGTCTGATGTTTTGGTGACTGTTAACGGCGTTAATGAGACTGGCTTCAGTTTCACTAACGACACAACAATTGTCTTTACCACAGCACCTGCTAACAATGCAAAGATTAAGTTCTTTATTAAAGAGTGGTTCAGTGTTCAACCGACAATTGAGGCTAACACGTATCTAGCTAATGATGTACCGCTTGATAATGAAAACGTGTTTACTATCCCCATCCATCAACGTACAGAAAACTTTAGATTAAAAATGTTTAATAACTCACCGTTCCCGGTTGCGGTTAATGCTATGATGTGGGAAGGTAAATACACACCACGTTTCTATAGGAGGGCTTAATTATGGCACTTGGTATTGCAATGGGTATTGGTGCAGCAGTTGGCGGAATTAGTAGTTTCTTAGGTGCAAAGAATAAAAACTCTCAAGCTAAGTCAGCCGCCAAACGTCAAAATAAGTACAACAAGAAAGTCTATGAGTTCCAGTATGGAGACGTAGATGATGATGAGATTGGTGGCGAGGCTCTACGGCAATATGAGTTTGCTGTAGAAGGTCTTGAAATTACAAAACAAAACAACGAAGCTAACCTTCAATTTCAAGAATACCAGTCGGTTCAGCGTTATAACTATGACATGGGCATTCGTGCTTACGAATTTGCCCAAGCTAACCGCGCATATGATCAGTCAGTTTCTCGTGCATTGCAGCAGCAAAGTTTTAATCAACTTGCAGAACAAGCTGCTATTGTCGATCAAGACAGACTGTATCATGAGCAACTAATTGACCTGTCATTAGATGAAAACCAAACACTGTTAAACTACGGAGCAGCAGCGGCTGGAGTTGGTCTAAAGAAACGAGCAGCTAAAGTAGCAGCCATTGGATCAGCACAGCAACAAAGGGTTGCAGCTTTAAAAGCTACTGGTGCTACACAGGCTCGTGGCGTTGCTGGTCGTAGTGCTGCTAGAAATGTCCAAGGTATCTTGGCAGAAAGTGGTGCACGTCAAGCTGCTATTGTTGACAAACTTATGTTTGACACTGAAGCATCTGATCAAGAACTATTTAAGATGAACCAACAACTGGTCATGGATCAGGTTGGGTTTGAGTTTAGTAGAGACAGTGCTCGGATGAGTGATATGGCAGCACGTAACAAAATCAGGGCACAATCACTGCAAGCTGCTATAAGGGCTGCTGAGATGGTTGAACTTAAGCCTGAGATCCAGCCTCCTATGCCTAAACCAATTGCACTCCCACGTCCTGAGTATCAAGATGTGTATAAACCTGGCAAACCGCCTAAGCCGATGAAGAACGTTGCTATGACAACTAACCCATTCTTGGCTGGTCTTAGCGGTGCTATCGAAGGTGCACAATCTGGTTTGTCTATTGGAACGGGATTGGGTTTTAATTCGCCCCCAGGCTCGGGGGGCTCACAATCACGAGCTATTCAAGCAGGATGGCCTGGTAATCGAAACTACTAAACTAACCTATGTCTAAATTTAAGAGCTTTGCACAGCAGGGGAGCTTTAGGGATTACCAGATCCAAGCCCCTGATCAAACCGGTAAAATTAAAGAAGAAACAGCCCGCACCATTCGTGGTAAAGAGCGGGCTCAGTCGTCTCTAGAAAGACAAAACAATCTATACCTGCAGGCACAAAAGCTTGCACAAGGTGTAGAAGAGAATCAACGTGAACAGAACTTCAGACTTGAGACTGAAAACCGCAAAGCATTCCTAGATGCTCTGCGTCGTGACAACGAAATCCAAACTCAAAACGATAAGGTTGCAGCGGCACAAAGTGCAGAAACATTCAAGCAACTTAGTGCTTTCTCTAAATCTGCTTTTGAGTTGTATGGTCAATACCAAGAGGTAGATCTCAAGCGAAACCAGCAGGAAAATGCTAAACTAGCCTATGCTGCCGGTGCTGATTATAAAACACTTATAGGTATTCAAGCTCTGGGAGATAACCTTACTAGGTCTGAGTTTTTTCAAACAGAGTTTATCCGTCAAAAGTTTGCAGAGGGTGGTAATAAAGACTCCCTATTTGCATTGTACGAAAGACGTGCAACTAAAGGTTTTATCAATAACATTGCTGTCGCTCAGAATACTGCCCATGGTTATGGGATTGCAGCGCAGCAAGAAATGCTCGACTTTAAAGATAGGTATGCTGCTGAAAACGATGGTAGGATGCCTACTATTGAAGAGCAAAGGATAAACATTAAAGCTTTTGAAAGCGAGTATTTTGCAAACATTACAGGTGCAGATGGTCGTGGTCTGAATGCAAACTTAATGGCTACGTATGTTGCACCAACCATGCATCGTATTCAGACAGGTTTTGATAGTCAGTTTGAAAAACAGCAACGTGCAGAGCAAGAATCTACAGTCAAGCAGAATTTCATGAGGCAACTGGATCACGCCTGGAATACAGGTAAATCTGCAAGCGTGTATAAGTATTTGACAGAAAAAGGTATTGCCAATAAAGAAAACTTTGAGATGTATGCCGAATGGCGTACAAATAAATCTCTTGATTTTGGACCTACTGGTCTGGA